GATATTTGATACTGTGGCAGACATATTTGATTGGTTCAAAGGTTTGTTTGATATTGATATTATGGGACTCGTTAAATCTATTCCAGGCGCTGGTAAAGTATTAAAGTTCTTTGGATTCGGTGAAGATGATACAGCAGTACCAACAGAAGATATGTCTCTACAAGAACAGATTGCAGCTGCAGAAGATAGAATCGCAAGAAGTGAAGGTGGCGAAAACGTCTACTCTGGTAGAGATTCTAAAGGTATATCAAAAGATGCAGAACTTATTCAACAATTAAGAATTGAACAAGCAGCAATGTTAGAAGCATCACAAGATGCACTAGAGGCTGCACAAGCAGCAAACCAAAATGGTGGTGGAACTACTGTTATTGATAATTCTCAAAGAACCACAAACCAAAATGGTGGTGCAAGAATGGCAATGCCAATTCCTATATCAAACAACCAAGCTTGGGAAGCATACGGTTATTAATTTACCACTTACCTTGTGCCTTACCAATTAGATATATAACCCCAACCACAAATACTACTAATATAATACAAGCACCTACAATGGTGCAAGTTTCTATAAAGTCTTTTCGTAATTCTGCTTGTCTGTAAACATCCTTCTCACGTTTTGCACGAATCTTCCTACGCATCTCTTTAAGCTCATCCCAAGTTCCCCAACCATATCTCATATTGAGCATCTGTTGTAACTCTTTTTCTTGTTCTAGGATTTTCTTCTCATGCATGAGAAGTGCGAGTGCTTCTTCTTCTACAGAACCAGCGTTAAATAGTTTTTTGAAAAGGGGTGGGTTCTTTGCCATCTGATTACCTTTACGGAAATCAGAAACAGCAGTATACCACTTACCCATCTGTCCTACAGTATTTTCAAAATCTTGCCCTGCATGTACAAATTTCTTAACTGTATTGAATGCAGTTGTTGCTGCCGCAATAGCGGTAAAAGGGTCTACCATCAACCTCTCCCTTCTAAATCTCTCAGAAGTATTTAGGGAGTTAGTCGGTTTTATCTTCCTCGTTACAGCGAATTAGCCAACCATTTTCATTTACAATAAATCTGTCTCCAGGCTTATAAAGATGGTGGTCTTTTGGAGAACCGTCTTTCCCGACACCCATCACTTCACCTTCCCAATCACCCTTTACTTTAAAGGCAGTACCTGCTTGGTCTATACTATAGTCAACCCACATCATGTGACAACTCCTCAACTTCTTTAACCATGTTACCTATTTTTTCAAAGTAACCATTTGGCCCAACTCTAAACTCATCACCAATTTCTAATTCTACATCATCAAGTATGAAAAACTTATCATCTTTTTTATTAAGAATACGAAACCCATTATTAAATTTGACTAATACTAAATCTTTCCACAACATTGAATACCCCTTCTATTTTGTTGTTGCTATGAATACACCGTTCCAATCTTCTGGTAGGTCTTGTGTTTTCATATATTCACACCTCTCAATCCACATTTCATAATACTTATCAATTTGTCCACCAAATTCGCCAGTCAACTCTTTACATAATTTAATTGCTTTGTCGAATTTCTTTTCGGTGTAACATGTTTGCATCAATTCATGTTTCTTCTGGGCGTCACTATCACAGTGCTTATCAATCACTGTGTAGATTCTTATACCTACAGTTTTACCCTTAACTGCAAGTTCATCTATTTTCAAATAGAAAAAATCTTTCTTTGTAATGTCATAAGTATTCTCACCAACTAGTAGTACGCAACCGTACTCTTTACACTTTGATTCAATCCTTGCTGCTGTAGATACTGAGTCGCCAAGAACGTCATACGAATGTCGCCTTGTACTACCCATTTCCCCAAGGTAGCCCAACCCAGTATTAATACCAGCGCCCATACCCACTGCGGGCCTGTCATCTCGTTGTAGTGTTTCATTAAACTTCTCCACTGCCCTCAACATATCTAAACCACATTGAACGGCAGTCTTTGCATGATTGGGGTCATCATTCGGTGCATTATGTATGTGCATGGATGCATCACCAATATACTTGATTACCATTCCATCAGCGTCCAATATGGGCTGTGTAATCGCATCCATGTATCCATTCATAATCTTTGTTAACCCCTTAACATCATCACCAAAACTTTCACCTAGTGGAGTAAAACCTCTCAAGTCTGAGAAACATATGGATATTTCTTTCTTCATTCCTTCTTTAATTAATGCTGGATTTTCTTGTAACATTCTCACAACTGTAGGAGATGCATAACCAGCGAACTGTTTTTTGATTGCTTGTTTTTCAAAAAACTCTTTTGTAAATCTATTGAATATTGCATGGAATCCAACTAGAGTTGTTACGATAACAATCCAACTCCAATCCCACAATTGAGCATGATTCATAAAATAGTAATATGAACCATATACCGTTCCAACTGGAACTGCAATAATCATAATACCAGACAACCAATACGGTGTTCTGGATGCAAGTAATATTAGTAATAGTCCAAGTCCAATCGCAGATACCCATTCTAAGAATGTTGATTCTGGTAATCTTACTAGTGTCTCACCGTCTAATATTCCTTGTAGTGATACTGCAATAGGGATATATGAATACTGTTCACCTTTTGGTGTTGCAACAATTGAGTTAAGTCCCTCAGCAGTTGTTGAAATAATTACTGTCTTGCCTTCAAGTGTCCAGAAGAAATCTTCATCTGTTACACTTACTGTATCGAATTCTTTATTATACCTTAACCAGATTCTACCAAATGCATCTGTCTTAATTGTAGAAAATGATGGTACTCTCATTGCAGTGATACCACCCTCTTGCGTTTTTACTTGATATGAGGGGTCGCCTGCAGCAACACGAATAGTTTCCATCGTAATAGATGGATATACTTCTTCACCTATTCTCATTAATAGTGGTAAACGTCTTACAACACCATCAATCTCTGGAACAGTTGAGATAACACCAACACCATCTGCATTTAGTCCTAATAGTTCAATTGGGCCCACCATTCCATTCCATTCAAACAACCAAGGCAACGGGTCACCTATCTTAGCGACACCACGAGGCACTGGGTTCTTGATTTGGAAGGTATCTTGTGAAGTACCTGTTTGTGCGATGATAACACCATTACCTGCTAATGCTTGTGCCAAGTCCATATCACCACCAAGTCTATCCTGTTCTGAGAACAAGACAGGAAGTATGATCACTCCAGCACCAGCATCTCTGAGTTTCCAGATTAAATCTGCAATGACAGTCCTCTTCCAAGGCCATTGTCCATACTCTTGAATTGCTCTTTCGTCTATCTCAACGATTGCAATATCTTGTGATTGTGTGGGGGTGTCGTACTGTTGAATTAAATCAAATGATTTTAGACGTAGAGTTTCCTTGACAAAAGGGTCACTCCATCCAATAAAAGAAATAATGCTAAGGGTTATAAGGGCAGTTGCCCAATGTGTTATCCATCTCATTGTTCTATTTAGTGCTTAGTTTTGTGTTACTGAAACAGCACACCCAGAACCACTTGTACAGATACCAGTAAGAGAATATGTTCTAGCAGAACTGCCTGTTTGGTCTAAATCTAAAGTGTAAGAACCACCACCATTTGTTATGTCTATGTTTGCAGTGTGGTCGCCATAACGCTGGAATACATCAACAATGTGATTATCACCATCTATTACAATGTCTGCAAATTGTTCATCAGTGCCATTTCCTCTTTGTAGTAATTCAACATCATTACTGTCACCGTCTATTTCAATAAACCCATCATGGTCGCCAGAACCACGTTGTGTGTGTTTTACAGTGTTACTATTACCAGTGATATAGTTTGCAATGTGTTGTCCACCATCACTGTTATCATCTGTTTGATAACTTGCAAGACTATTACTATCGCCAACCACAATCCAGTAAACATCATTGTCACCAGTTTCATCTGAATCTATAGTACCATCTTCATGTTTACCTTGCCATGCTTTGACATTATTACTGTTACCATTGACTGTTACATATGCATAATTATTGTCCTGTTTGTGGATTTGTACATCTACGTTGTTGTAGTCACCACTGAAGATTTCTTGATATACACTGTTACTATTTCCATCAACAGTAAGACTCATGTTGTTATCATTGTCTCCACCATTACCTATTTCACTGTGTGTAATATTGCTATTACCATCAATATTAACAGAAATATTATTATTGTTTCCGTGATTGTCCAGATTGCTTATATTGTTATTACCATCTTGTGTAAGACTCATCTGTTGATTTCCACCATGAGTCCACACTCTTATTTGGTTAGTGTCACCTGTTTGACTGAATGTAACTGTTTTGTTATTTCCAGAAAGAGTAGCATCTCCAGTACCAGACAATCCTTCAATCTGATTGTTTTCCCCATCTTGAGTAATATTTACATTTGTATTGTCGCCAACTTGGTTGACGTATATTTCATTTGCAAAACATGGGAATGTTATCAGAACAAGACTAATTGACTTGTATAATAGTGACTTCATTTTTACCACTTTCTCCTATACGAATATCGTAAAACTCTATTGCGTCTTGTTTTAAATTTATGTTATATGAATTGTTTTTATTCAAATACATTTGAAATACATGGCTGCCACTATCTCTTCTGAATAACCAGTTTGTTTCTTCGTCATATATTTCAATACCTGTATCTGGGTCTTTGCCCAGTTTAATTCCGTCTGTTCCTTTTTCAAATTCACTTCGCATCTGTAGTGCAAGTTGTCTGTTTAAAACATCTAAAATATCTAATAAAAATTGTTGTGAAAGAAAGTCTATATCTAACCCTGTTTGCCAGATTTTCCTTTCGTCTATTTTTAATTTATCATCTGCAAGTACGTCAAAATCTAAGAAATCAATACCTAAAAAATCTGCAAGGTTTTCTACTCTTTGCTTTTCTAACTGTTCATCAATCTCTACAGGCGTTCTTCTAATCAAAAGATTAAGAATAGTTCTTTCATCCAAATCAAGTAATACAGGTTTCATTGGTATTGCATAAGGACTTGGTACTACTGTTGCTTGAAATGCTTGATTCAATATTACTGTACCTACATCAGAAGATACTGATATCTCTCCAACCACACAATCAAAATTAGTATTACATGAAGGCAACAATACAATAGTAGAAGAGCCCAACTCATCAACTGTCATTGAGAAGTCTGTTCCTCTTACACCTACAACTGCTGTAGGAGTTTTAATTGCAACATTTTGTCTTGAGTTTTTTGCAATCTGTCCAGACGCATATCGTATCGTTCCGAAAGATGCTTTTAATGATAATGAACCTGTCTTTGTATTCGGGTCATATACAAATGAATCAATAACCAGTTTAGAATGTTCAGTAACATCCACTCTGGTTTCATCTATAAATTGAATCGCAGTTCTACCAGCTTTGGTACGAACCGTGTCCATAGTTTCTACATTGAATCCCTCACCAATACCCTCAAAGGTACTTGTGTCTCGTTCAATGTTTGTGTCACCTTTTTGTTGAATGACATCTCCCACCTTAGCAAAAGCGGGAGATGCTAAAATCAATAATACACTAGTCAGTCTGAGAAATATCGACATCAAAACTATCACCTGCTATGGTCATATCAACCACGTTATCATTGACACCACTTTGTGTAATGTCAACTGTTCCACCACCACCTGTGATGTTAAGGTCAATAGTATTTCCATTTACGTCACCATTACCATCTTGGTTTGTGGTGATTACGTTACCTTCATCGCTGTTAGTACTTGTTGTTGCAAGTGAAGATGCGTTATTCATTACTACAGTCAACACAGCTGATGTTCCATCAATGTCAGAATTTATAACTGAGTTGTCACCTGTTACTGTGAAGTTAACTACAGCACTATCTGCATCAGCAGTTTCACCGATATCAAATGTATATGCGTTATCATCACCAGTGTTAGTGATGTTTAAAGTTACAGTGTCACAATTTCCAGCAGAAGTAGAACTACATTCTAAGTCAACCGTGTTACTTGAACCAGTAAACTGCCAAGTACCTGTATAGGTTGAACCTTTAATAACTGCTGCAATAGTATTATAACTTCCAGTTTGAGTGATGCTGAAAGTCATGTCATCTCCGTTTAGAGTTGCGTCTGTTGTGGATGTTCCTACTTTATTGTCAGCACCATCTTGGGTAATATCTAAATCAAGTGTGTCGCCTGCCTGCGTAATATAAATGTCATTCGCCTGAACTAGGCTCCCAATAAGTGATAACAAGAAGATAGAACTTATTATTATTTTTTTCATATCTATGTTCTCTCTCGGTTTATTAGACTCAAGAGTTCTCTTTTGTTATGTAAAGGTCTTGTTCAAAGTCCCACAATCCCTTTTCTTCTCCCTTATAAATCATATCAATAATCGCTTGGTCGATAGCAGCTTTTACCGCAACGGATGTTGGTTCGTTTGCCGCAGCACCACTCTCCAATTCAAATGCTCGTGTTCCCATTTCAAAGAACCTAAACACATTGAAATCATCCTTCACACTGGCAATTGTTTTCGTAACATTTACTGTTAACAAAACTTTACCAGAATTGACTGAAACAAGTCTCATAGAAACTGTTACTTGGTCAGTTCTATATGAAGTGTCACCGCCAACACCAAAGTAGCGTAATCCATTACCGCCACTTACAACATTAGCATCATATCCTATAATACCACCTTCTAGTATTAAACCTGCCAACTTTAGGGGTTTAAGTTGGGGTTTATCTTCACCCTTTTCATATTGTTCGTATTTGGATTTTGCCAACTGTCTTTCTTTGACTAAGTTGTTTAATCCACCTCTTTCTATCACTGTAAACCAATCACCATTTCCAGCATTCTGTAGGGCATCAATCACCCACGAGTCTGCACCTTGTGTTACAGCAGTTGATAGTTGAGAAAATCTCTGACTAGGTTTTCTTTGTCCTGTCCTATCTGAAAACTCATAAACCGCAATCGTCATTACTGGTGCATCTAGTAAAGGTAAATCTTCTAGTTTTTGTTGCACTCCACTGACAAATGTTTCTGGCGGTTTTATACTTCCGTCTAAGTTCTGTTGTGCAGTTGTGGCACAACCACCTAACATTACACAAGCTAATAAAAGTATAATAATTTGTTCCATACCTAAAATCCAAATCCATCTAAAGGTACTACTATTTCAGTAAATGTACCATCTTCTTCAGTTATTTGTACTGTGATTGTATTCGCAGTTACATCCTTTACCCAATAGATAGTTGCACCGTCTAAATCAGCTGTTCCAGTTAATTCACCAGTGTCACTAAACATACTGTCAACCATCTGTTTACTAATTTGTGCGTAGATACGAGACTCTACATTATTAATAAACTTATTAATAGTTTCGTTTTCTTCTTCTCGTTTTAATCTTCGTTCTTCTGCTTCTGCATCATCTTTAATTTTTTCTTTACGTTGATGTTGTAATTGTTCTATAGACAGAAAATGTTGCGATTGTCCAATTCCACTAAAAGATGGACTTCCAAATTCGTGTACTAACACCTGCCCAAAACTACTTGTCGGACTTATCAGTATTATCCCTACCAACAGGCTTCTGTATAAATTTCTCACTATTACTCCCATATCTCTGTATTATCTCCTCAAGGTCACCGTCTATAGGTTTACCTTCTTTTTCGTAATGTTCTAATAACATACTTAATTTTGTATTTAATCGTATCATATCATTATCTAACATTCTAACTCTATCAACTAGCGCTATCAAAGTTCCTTGTGCTTCTGCAATAACAGGGTCAATTACTTCCGTAACCCATCTCCAAATGAAGAATACAAAGTAACCTAATCCTACTGCGGCTATTAGTGGGAAACCATACTTACCTATAATGTCTGCTAGTTCTTGCACCCATGTTCCCCCTTAATCACGCCTTGCGTCATCTTTACCTTCATTCGCTGCGATTCTATCTACGTTTGGTTTAACACCAAACGCATAACTCATTAAAGCATCAATTTTCACCAAATCATTATTCATCACCTTTACACGATTATCTAGTGCGCCAATTATATTTTTCAAGGTTGTTACACTTGAGGTAACACCGTCTAATATAAATCTAATTGTAAGAAAGACAAAGTAACCAGCAGCTAATGCTCCCGCTATAGGGGCTCCTACTTCACCTATGAATTGAAAAATGTCCATTTATTTTATGAAGTACTCTCTCGTTACTTTAGCTTAATATATATAATCCTTTTAAGAATCTCTCTCATTGCACTCTTATTTATACAACCCATTGTTTATGTCAAGAATTTGACTTAGTGATAATTTGACAAACTGGTGTGTCAAAAGTGCAAGATATATGCCAAAAAAAAGGGTCAACACCGAAATGTTAACCCTTTTCCCAATCCTAAGATTGTACTCTACTTACTACCTGGCCCTTTCAGTGTGAATCTAATTCAACCACCAAGGATACACCGTCCAGTATACCTTATTCCACTTTACTCGTTTGCTAACTTTTCAAAGTACGACATTGCATCGTCATCATCATTACTTGGAGCAACGAATGGTGCAGTTTGTGGTTCTGGTGTTGGTGTAGATGCAGGCGGAGTGTAATCCGTTGTATCCTCATCAACCATCGCCGCAGCAGTCTTACCTGTTGCAACAGTACCAGACAAAACAGCATCTAGTCTTGCTTTCAATTCATCATATGATTTGAAGTTAGAAGGAGCTGTGAAATCAGCGAGCGAATGAGCTTTAGCGTAGATAGTTTCTAATTCCTCATCCGTTGGTTTCAGTTGTACTGGTTTGTCAAACTCTGACTTATCATAGTTCCAATAACCATCAACCTTACGAATTTTCAGTTTGAAGTTTGCACCTTCCCATAAATCAAATGGGTTGATTGGTGTTTCATCTGCAAATTCTGGTTGCATTGCTTCCATGATTTTGTCATAGATTTTCTTACCGTATCTATACAACATCACCTTACCATTATTTTCTGGATTCATAGAATCCTCAACAACGTAGATATTTGAGTAGTATTGCAATTTACGTTTCTGTTTCCTTGCAATCTCTTTATCAGACTCTACACCAGAGTTCCACAATGCAGAGTTATACTCTGACACAGGGTCGTTCTGATTCATAGTAGTTAAAGAGTTCTCAATATACCACTGTCCAGTTGGGCCTTGGAATGCATGATTCCATAGACGTACCCAAGGAAGTTCCTCTCCACTTGGCGCAGGCAAGAAACGAATTACTGCGTAACCGTTACCAACCTTATCCACTTGAGGTTTCCAAAGACGTTCATCAACGTAGGACTTTTTCTCACCTTGAGGTTCGATGTCCTTTTGGACTTGTTGAAGTAGTTTATCCAGACTATTCTGGTTTCTTAATGCTGAAATTGACATATATTTTCTCCGTATGTTTATCGTATGTTAAAGTATTTCACGTTATTCATTATATAACATTATTTATAATACATTAATAAGGCCCCAAAGTCAATAGCTTTTTCAAACTATAATGACTTTAATAATGGAAAGACTTTTGCAATCTCTAATGCACATTTCTGTGCAACTTCCATATGCTCTTTTTGTGTTCCGTTCTCAGAACGTAACTCAATATAATGTACCCATGAACGTAATGTACCATTCATGTAAAGTCGTGTCTTAGTCAAACCTTCTGGTAAGACAGCACGTGCTTGTTCTTTTGCGATACCATTCTCAATTGCCCATTCATAGCATGCTTTCGCTTGATTAATGATACCATGTTGTCTACGTCCCCATTCAGTAATCAAGTCTTGCATCTTTGCATTCTCTTGAATAGATGGGTCAGTTTCAATCTCAATTGAATTTTGACGATTTTGTGTATCCTGTAAACGACATTCTCTAATCACCATTTCGTTGCCCATTGCAGATGGTTCTGCATATCGTTGACTAAACTCTTGGAAAGAGAATGAACGATGTCGAACAATCTGGTGTGCAATGTCTCTGGTTGTCTCTACTTCTAAGCAGACGCTAACCATCTCCAATGGCGACCAATGCTTGTGTTTACATAGATATCGTATGAGTTTTTCACTCGTTTCGTGTGTGGCTTGATTCGATGGATTGGAGACACGGGCGCAATACGCCACAAGTTCCTGTAAGTTGTCACCGACATAAAGTTCTCCTTCTTGTGGTTGACTATATGATATGAGTCGTGCTGTTGTCAGCATTCTACTTATTCCTTGTTCTTCAGTCACCATTATTTTCCTTCTTCTTCAAACTATAACCACCGTTTGGCAGTTCTTCCCATAACAACGTATCACCTGTGTCCCAACCCATTTGATCTATAGATCCAGTTGGGAATTCTATGAATAGTTCTTTAGTCTTACCGTTCTCTTGAACTTCAACCAACCAACTATTTTGTGACAATTGTTTATATTTCATAACATTAACCTTATTCAAAGTAAGCAGTTTAATATCTTACTTAGGATGTTCGTCTAGTTACTGCGAGGGCGGTAACGAGGACGATGTGATGTTGGTTTAATGTTTGCGATTTCTTGCAAACGGGCGGTAACATCTGCATCACGTTTTTGTAGTTCTGCATTGTCACCTTCCAACACCTTCACTCTGGTAACTAGTTCTTGCATCTTTGCAAGATAGAAGTCACGTTCCCGAATGAGTTCGTCTGACATTAGAATGTCTCCTTTATCAGCTTGAGTAGTTGCGATTTACATTTCTCTTTATTATATGAGAGAAACACTCCGTACTTGACGATTGCTCGTCTTACATCTGGCCAAATCAAATCATTTTTTAAGTCCTCATCATGCTGTTTGACATATGATAGTAAACCTTGCAGTATTACCATCGTTTCTAATCTTATCCTCTTTGCGAGGAAGTTCTTTAATAATACACTATGTTGTCCATCATTGCAAGAGAAAATTGAATTAAAATCTTCAACTTGTGCAAATAATATCGACATATCATTCAAAAAATTATATGACAAAGATTGCTTAGTCTTACTCCATTCCATATAGTTCTCCTCTGAAAATTCACCTATATATCCTTTTGGTGATTTCACAAAGTTGGCAATAAAGTAGTCTAGTGTCTTATCGTCATATTTTCTTGCTGTTTTAGCAAAAAAGTTTCTGTCCCTTCTTCTTAAAAATGATGCTTTTGATGCTGAGGTTTTACCCCCATACTTTTTATAGTCGTAATCTGTAGTGAAGTGAAGTTTCAGACCAAGATACATTTGGTAACATTCCCACGCTTCCATTGGACTATCCCTAAATTGGTAAGGTTGCTACTCGTGGCAAAAAATTTAACTCTCTTGCGTCTGCTTCTAGTTTTTCCTTGAGTGGTTTGGAGATTAGAGGTGCGACTGCATCTGGCTCCATTTGATGTTTTTCACAGTAGTCTAGAATTGCATCCATATATGAGGTTTGTCCTAAACCAGCATTTACCATCTTTTCTATTTTCAAAGCAAATTTCTTGGGTGTCATCACCGCAAGTTCTTCCAAATTATTTTTCATAACAACTCCATTAGTGTGATAGTTTGGGAGAGAGTGAAAGGAATACCCTCTCCCAAACCATTATTAAGCAGAGCCAGTGTATAGGTGCTGGGTGCAATTTACAGACTAACCGTGGGTCTGCATGGATGTATTAAGGCATCACCCTTTAAGGTGAGGGTGTTTCTGTTTACAAGTACACCCTCAAAACTCAGTGCGATTAGGCCGCTAAGGCGTAATCCACAGGAACATAATTGTCGTTTGCAATTATAGTTTTTGACCATTTACGGAGTCACCCGACAATTCTAAACTTTCCTATTCCTACCTGTCGATCCTAGTTCGCCCCCATCATAATCTCACTCCCAAGCAGTGATTCAATATCTCATCTAGAAGTGAGATTATGGTGGAGGCGTTGGGTACTGCCCCCAAGTCCAGATTAGTATTCAGTCTGCGTCAAGCAAATTGTAATATATTTATACCACAAAGGGATTTGATTGTCAAGAGGCAATTGAACCTACTGGCTTACAAATATATTCAACCTCGTCCCAACTTCCATCTGCTGGTATTTGTGCATGTTGCACAAGTGCTATCTCACACAATTTTTTATCTTCAAACCATTGTACATCTTGTTCGATACATGTTGAACCAGAACATACGGTTAAAAGTAAATGCCAGAGGATTTCCATTAAATAGATTCTCCTTGCGTCAGCAATCTAACGTGAGTATTACCAGAACCTAAGATACATCCCATATCACTTCCCTGTGGAAACTCTATAAGAGTCCAAGTTCCTTTTGCTTCATTTGTTGCAATAACAAACTTAGACAACTGTGCAGAACCATTTGGTAAAACACTTGCACCGTCAAAAACAATACTTGGTAGTTCTCCATATGATTTTGATATAGCAATTACTTCGTCTGCTTTACCACACTGAACAGGTTTAGTTGCCCAATATGGTTCTGCCGTAACAGCAGTATTAAACAGTAGCGCTGGTAGTACTGACAGCATCATTGTTAATTTTTTCATTTTCCTTAACCCATTCTTCTGTGAAAAGGTCGATTGTTTCAACCAAATCTTGAAGATAGTCTTTCTTGTCCTTTACGAATTCTTGAACAAGTCCATCTTCTGTTACTACAAGAATGACAATCTGATTGATTTCAATTCCTGTTCTTTCTTCAAACATTTCTGCATAGGCAGATGCCTGCATATAATATTCAAAGTTATAATCATCTTTACGTTCAGAACGTGAAGTCTTAAAGTCAATAATGGATGGTACACCATTCCATTCTGCAATACAGTCTACTCTTCCAGCAACACGATACTTCTCACTCCATAGTCCACATTCTTGTGCGTAAATATTATTTACTGATTTTTCAAGAGTTGGTTTTAGTTGTGAGAACAAACACCAAGGTAAAAATGCAACATCTTCCTTTAAAACTTCTTTGTTGTTTAGGAAGTCCTCACACATGTGGTGAACTGCTGTCCCACGAGATGCAGCAGTACGCATAATATGATTTGCAACATCATGTCCAACACGTTCACGCCACGCTTGGAGTCCTGCTTTCTTTTCTTTACGAACACCCAACACTGTCGTGATTGATGGGTAAGTTCCAGTTGGGGTTAAGTAGAACCTTTTTCGGTTCACGTTGGTAGTACCCACTTCTGGGATTTCTACAGCATTATGTACAAACATATTATATCCTCATTATTTAATCTTATAGTGTATTATACACCATATTCACTTTATTGTCAACAGCTTTATCGCTTACCTTGACCTCTATATTTCTTGTAACTACGTCTTTTCGATTTATTCATTGTGGAAGTAATTGGTTTACGTCCAAGTGAAGTTCCTTTCGACACACCTTCATGTGCAATAGTCGCTCCGTACATCTTCGCCATTATTCAACTCCTAATCGGATTTTGTTGATTAGATACTCCTTCACAAAACCAGAACGTACAATGTCACCGATTGTAAATTCGATATTATCAAATTCTTTCATTGCATCTAGGATTTTCATAAAGTTAACCATTCCTGCTTTATCACTTGATTTCATCAAGTCTGTCTGAAAGAAATCTCCACAGAAAATAATTTTTGAATCTTGTCCAACACGAGTAATGATAGTATCCAATTCGTGGAAGGTCAAGTTCTGACACTCATCCACAATGATAACTGCATTATCTAGTGTAATTCCTCTAAGGAAAGACGTAGTAAGAAACATCAGTGAACCTTGGTTTTTAAGTCTTTCGTACAATCCAGCGAATGCAGCTGCATTCGGTTGTTCAAACATAAACTTAACCATGTTCTGATAAGGTACTTGGAATAGTGCTGTCTTATCTTCCTCATCGCCTGGCAAGAAACCAATCTCACGAGTTGGTACTGCACTACGAACCATGTACACTGTATCATATGGTGTTTCATTTCTTAGTACATCCTGTAATCCATTATATAATGATATAAAGGTTTTACCTGTACCAGCCGCACCATAGAGGAATAAATTCTTTCCTTCTTTATATGATGCAAACGCTTTCTTTTGATTATCAGTAATTGGTTTAATAGAAACCATATTATCAATTCTAATGTCTTTTGCTTTAGCCATTAATTAGTACTCCATTTATGTCGATGTTTGGCTAACACCGCATCCGTTTTAATTTGTTTTGCAGATTTTTTACCATACCGTTGTCCTAATTGACTATCGGGATGCGCCTCTGCCCCTTTTGCAAGAACCTCTTTCCAACCATCATCAGTTTTGGCATCAATGTTGTCACCAGTAGAACCAGCGATAGAGAACATTGAAGGCATCTGTTTAATGTGTGGGTTCTTTTTTAAAAGTTCTTCTCTTCTACTATTAGATAGGAAATCTTCAAACTCTTCACCTGTTTCCGTATTTCTAAATTTAAATGTTGGCATTATGTTGTACTTTTCCCATCCTGTTGTTGTTCAATTCTAATCCATTCTCGTTCTTCTTCTGGAGACATTGTTCCACCTATAATGGAATTTCCAACTTTTTCTTCGTTGTTGGGTTTCCAATATTCACCCTTATCCATAGCAACTAAGAGACAGTCTGCTTGTATAGTTTCAATCAATGCATTTAATTCATGCTTTCGAGCCTTAGGTTCGTTATATTTCATTATCCTAAGTTTATCACTCATCATTTTTATTGAATCTATCTTATCACACAAATCACTTATTTTATGTAGCATGTCTTAACTCCATCCAATCTGGCATACCCCTCTTTTTCCATGATGCCAAATGTTGCTTATACTTTATATAGTAATCCCGATAGGCCGTTATTGACGATTCATTCTTTACATCGTCTGGCATTGCCTGTAAGGGTTCTGTAAATACACCCTCAGGCATATTCTCTGGTGGACTGAATAATGCCCACTTTAGTTTACGATAACTTTCATGTGGTACATTTTTGTCATACCTGTACATGAATTCTGTATTCAGTTCTGTCCACATTTCATACAACCATCTGTAGTTTTTCTTGGACTGTCGTACCCAAATACCACTAGGATGATTGACATGACAAGATTTGTACAAAGTATGGTCTAGTTGTGGGTCTGGATGGTCATAAGTTGTAAGCAAACGATTCTTTTTACTCAATCGTTTTACTTGTTTACCATCCAATACACGATGTGCAGTAGACATGAGTTGAGCATATTCGATAATCATTTTACTTGCATGAGAATCCACATGCATCATTGCACTTGTCTTTGCATCTTCATCTAGATAAAATATATTCACTTTTTCTCCCATCTGTAAAATATGTGGTCTTCGATTTCCACTGTTTTAGTTTTAGAACTTGCCCAAGACGGAGACACATAGTCTGCATGATAATGTGTTGCTCCTTCTGTGACATCTAATAGTGTTATTTTACCAGAAACAATCCCCAATGTAAAGACAAAAATGTCATTATATATTTCTTGGTTCTGTTTATGTATCTTATCTGATTTGCCATCACACCACCAACTGAATTGACACTTATGTCGAACTGGAATCATTTCACCTGTGCCTTTCCAACTAGGTCGAGATGGGCCTTCTTTAACAACTTCACAGATTGTATCTGGAAATCTATCATCAGAAACACGATTAAGTGTTACAGACATTACTGCCATCTGCCCTACTTGGGGTTGGTTCTTTGCTTCATGGTAAACATTCTGAGCGAGACAAGTTGCCTCGTCAAAAGTAAATTGTTCTACAGATGAAATATCTGATATCGCAACTGGTGTACCAGTTATCATAAGTGAAACGAGTAGTTCTTTTAGCATTATTGTGTCAATACCTTCATGTTGTTTTCAGATTCAATAGCATCTTCTTCTTTAACACTATCAACAGTTTTTTCTAGTTCTTCCCACGCTTTGGTAGAACGAACTTTAGACAAGAGCATCCTGTCTTTTCTCAGACGGTTCATAATAATTTTGTTTGCTTCTTTATCAGAGTAAACCAACAAAACATATGCACGATAGTCTGGGCCGTTTGCAACAACCTCAGTCTCTTGAACTTTGTATCCAGCAACGTCTACATCTGCAATGATGTTCTTTGTTGCTTTCTCTACTTCAGAGAGAACTGAACTACCGATATCTTCATTACCAATCTTGGCAACGAATGATTTAGTTTGAGAACGAACTCTACCATTAATACGGTCGGCAAGAGTTGTCTTTGCATTCAATACCGCAAGGTCAACTGATAACTGCAAATCTGATGTTGCTGCTGTCCCTGTGGAATAGATTGCATCTTTACTTTCAGGCAATTTTTTGAACCATTTTGGCATCTCTGCAATTTGTTCTTCAACTACCTTTGTTTTATATTGATACGTTTCTGCATCAACAATTGAACTAGGTGGAACTGATTCCAACTGGCTCACCTTCGCTGTACTACACGCACCAAGCAGTGCTGCACAACCAAGTAACATGACATGTTTCATAATTTATATCCCTTCTAATTGGTTAATTATCTTGTCACGAACACCAGACTCACGAAATAAATCGAGCAAGTCTGACCCTATCTGTGGGTAATATGT